GTAAAAAGCGAAAAATGGAAAACCCATCCAACGTTAAAGAACATTTGGATATAAAAGTAAGCAATCATTTTACACGCATATTCAAATTGATGGTAAAAGATATAAACGAGCTGATTTAGTAGGACAGACCTTTATTCCTAATCCTGATAATAAACCGATATTAAATCACTTGGACGAAAATAAAGAAAATGATCGTCCTAAAAATCTCGAGTGGTGTACTGTAGAGGAAAATACTAGACATTCTCTTAATAAAAAGGTATATCAGTATAAATTGGATAAAAAAACTCTAAAAAAAGAATGGGAATCTGCTACGGTGGCTGGAAAAGAATTAGGAATAAATAATCAAAATATTAGTAATTGTTGTAAAGGAAAACGACAGTCGGCAGGGAGATATTTTTGGTCTTATACCGAGCTTTAAAGTATATTATCCGAATTAGGTGAGAAGTAATTCCAATTAAATTGGACATATCCTTTATGATGTTGATGTTTAGCTATATTTGATAACCTCTCAGCTAACTTTCCGTCGTTACAACACATTCCTATATCGTCATCCAGCGCGAATGGCATATCTTTTAGCAAAGAACTATGAAATAAAAAGCACCCGCTATCTATATTACCTATAGATAATTCTACGTCATCACCGATATTATTCGCATTACAAGTAAAGCTGTGAATTTTATTTTTGTCTATTTTCTCTTCTATTAACTGAAAAGGGCTGTCAACTAATGTTGTATCATCGTCGAGAAGGTAAATCCACCCATTGTTAATCTTTTTAAATCCTGCGTTCCGCTGAGCGTTGCCCTTTATAGATTTTGGATTATATATGCTATATTCTTGTATAAAATCATCATTGAATAATTTAATATTTTTCTTATTGTCATGTACAATAATCCAGTTTATTTTTATATTGGGGTATTTTTTCATCATATTTTTTATCTGTGAATATAGTTGTTTAAGATTTTGGGGTCTTATGCTTGGTGTTATTAAGTTTATAGTCTCTTTAGAAGACGACATACCATTTTTTGATGTACATAATACCAAAATCAACGCTATTATCGTTATAATTATTATCATTATATATAAATGGAGGAATACCTTCTAATTATCATAATTGTTTTGTTAATTTATTTGATAAGTAAAACTAAATCTAATTATTGTTCTTATTGCTTATTACTGACTACTACTGTCAATAAGTCTAAGGAACGATTAGAACAATATCAAAAGTCAATAGATTCGTGGCTTGATAAAAGTAATTTAGATCTATTTATCGTTGAATCTTCTAATTTTGTATTTGATAAATACAAAAATAATAAAAGAGTCCATCAATTTTCTTTCAAACCAACAATAAAAACAAATCGCCCAGACTTAATCTCGACAGGGCAACTTGAATCAGAATCGATTCTGAAAGCTGTAGATCATTTCAAAGAGAAAATGAAAAATTATAATACAATCATTAAATTAACTGGAAAATACTTCATTCCAAACTTTGAAAAGATAACAAAGAAACTACCATTATCAGATTTATACATACAAAAAAGAGATACTTGGGAAAAATGTGTCGCTTCAGAAATTTTTGGATTTAAAAAATCTTTAACAAAAAATATATTTACAGATTTGGCTCATACTATAAGAGAAAATAAAGAAGCACCAAATGGTTATGAAAATATAGAATTTTACTTAAGAAGATTTGTAAATGAACATCCTAATTATAAAGTATATCAATTTCCAACTTTAAAGCTTGGATGGTCTATTTATAGATGTGGAGCAGAAGATTTTGTAGTTAAACTATAATAGTTATAACAAAAAATAAATATAATATATATATAACTATGAACTGCTTACACGCCTTTGCTTTAACATTATGTACTTTATTATTACTTTTTATATTAGTTAATCTTTGTAAAAAGATGTCAAATGACACGACGAAATCTGGTTTTAGTAACAAAATCAGATGTCTCCAGAGACCATCGCAATAGGTCTAATACTTAATGCTAAATTTCTAACTTTAAATCCAAGAGTACCTCCACCCAAAACCTGAACACGTGCTTCAATAATATCATTTTTTGCTATAGAACTTAAAAAGCTAACTGTAGCACTTCCTGTTGCGGTAGTATTTTGATTACAGACAACTTCTCCTGTTGTATTAGGGTTAAGTATGGTAAAGTCTGCGTCACTTGGACTTTTTTTGTAGATAGCAATTTGAGCGACATCTTTTGCGCTAATATTAGCATCAGCAGAAGCTCCACCATAAGAAAATGTAACAGCAGGTGCTGTGTTATAACCCGATCCAGGATTTGTTACAGTTATAGATTCTAACGCTCCAGCAGCAGTGATATTTGCTGTTGCGGCAGCTCCACTACCCCCAGTTCCGCTATTATTAATTATAACAGTAGGTGCTATTCCACTACTATAATCAGTTCCTCCACCGCCAGTAACAGTATAACTCCATACACTTTTATTAGCGGTATTTTGACTGATTGTCATCGTAGCGTAATATTGAGCAATAGTAGCATCTCCTCTATATTTTAGTTGTTTGCTTCCATTTAATATATCCCATAACGTACCTCTTTGATTTAATCTACTTGCGTATGGATGTACAATCCCCGATGAATCTGTAAATATATTAGTATAACCAGATCCTCCGTATAAAGTAGAATACGGGAAAGTTACATATGAACCAGATGCGTTAGTAAAACTTAATCTTGCCATATCACTCTGGATTGAAAGTGAATTAATCCTTCTATCAGTAAAATCTTGTAGAACTTTTGTTCTGGCTCTACGGCTTCCGCTGTTAAAGACCATTGACGTTGAACCTGTAGTATTACTCATTTAGTATATATAAAGATTAATAAATACTATACGATACTTAATTACTAAGATGATGTTACTGCTTCAGTTCCTGTTAATTCAATAGGACGAGCATAAAGATTTGCCTGAAAGAAGTCATATTGAATAGGACTACCCGTACTATTTCTCATTTTAAGTTCTACTTTTGTACCTTTCGCAAAAGGCACTACTAAATTAACAGTCATATCTGTAGTAGCTTTATTTACACTACCAGTTAAATCTGGAACTGCTAATGAACTGAAAGGAGATGTAGATGCTGCTGCGCCACCTAGTCCATCGCCAATTAATTGATCATTTACAAATATACCTAATTCAAGAACATTATTTGTAGTGAGAGAAGCATTTAATTTAAGAACAACGTGTCCGTAGATTGATACTAAACTCGCTTCACCGTTATAAACAAGAGAATTGATTGTACTGACATCCCAATTTGATGAAACGTTAGGGCTAAATTGTTCTACCGTAGGTACTACACCACCTTCAGATACAGTTTTGAAGATATTATCCCACTCTGAAAGTACCCCTATAGGCTTTCCAGAAATAGCTTGTTGCTCACCATTAGTATTAACAAAAGCAAGTCTGACAGAATCAGTTTTAATACCGACAGATCCAATCTTTCTGTTACAATAATTTAAAACATTACTATTATTTGCCCTTTGACTACCATCATTGTACGACATTGACTTAGTTCCAGTAATGTTAGTTGTCATAGTTAATATATATACAAGACAAAAATAATTGTTTTTTTAATATATGATAACCAGTGAAGAAATCAAAAAATTAGCTCTAATTTCTAAGTATGTTTATAAAAATTCTATACAATTAAATGGATTGTAAGGAAGTTTATTTTATTTTTACTAATTTAGAATTTAAAGATACTTTATGTATTTGATTTTCTTGATTTGTACACCATTCTAGATTACTAAGTTTATTATTTTGTCTATTTCCATCTATATGATTGACTTGTTCTTTATTTTCTGGATTTGGTATAAATACTAGGGCAACTAATCTACGTGCGTTGTATTGTTTAGGACAAATACTGAAACTTATATATCCAGAATGATGTCTTTTACTATTTAAGATAAAAAAATGAAATATGATTTTTATTCAGTAACCAACGATTCTAAAACTACAGTTTCTGTACTTTATTGTCTTAGCATCGTCTATCGAGTGACGTATCACGATGCAATCCTATCCTGTACATCCTTTAGGGCTATCCTTGCAGGTACATCTTCAGTTGTTGGCGCATCTGCAAGCACAGCCTCCACAGCCAAAGAAGACACGGCGTAGGGGGTGTAGAGGAAAGGGGTATAACCGTACCAAGAGTGATCAGGAAACTTCATCGTCCTCTCAGCCCCCGCCTCTCTGTGATGATATGGTGACACCGAACTTACCACCCTCTTTCCTCGAGGATACGCAGCAGCGCCAACAACCATACTTCGATATGATGATGAACAGAAAGATCTTCAATCGCTGCTGCAAGATTGTCCCATGTAATCAGCAAAATGATCGCGCTTAGGCTCTTCTTATTTGATGATTAGAGGGAGTTCTATCCTCCCCTCTTCGTGTCGATACAGACACCAATCTCAAATATGCTGTCGAATCTTGAAGTCGCAGCAATCTAACCTTCGCGCGGCTAACGTTCCAGCACTGGTAATAGTATAAAAAAATAATATTTTTTTATATTAATTAACATTAAATCATTTTGAAATAACAACGAGCGCAGGCATCAACATCAGCCTCTGCGTTATGAGCGTTATCGAAATCTTCATTAAATAAATGTTTGTATAACTCATTCAACTTTGGAATTTTATAGTCTTTCCATCCCTTCATTTTAATTTGTGTCAGGTCTTTACCATTCAAACACGTACAGTATTTATTGATATCATCAAATTTACTAAGAAGATCATGTAATTCGTATCTATATAATTCTGATTTTACTATCCTTGAATCAAAAGATATGTTATGCGCAATTATTTTTGTTACTCCTTCTAAAGAGCTTTCAAAAGATTTAAATATTTCGAATATGTCAGTACCAGTTTCGCTTATCTCTTTTGTTATACCATTTATTTTACAAGCCACGCTATCATTATCTATAATAAAATCTTTGGGCTTGACAATAAAATAATTTGAAGATATTTTTGTACCATCAGATAAGTAAACTTTCCAACAAATACTTAAAAGTCGAGGATAGGAATCTAATTTTTTATAATCTTCATAATTGTCATATCCACGTCCCCTTTTAGGTATAAGTCCAGTAGTTTCTGTGTCAAAAACGAGAACTTTCTCCATTATATATTAAAAAAATATGTATTCAATTATTTAGTTCTTGAAATTCATCTATCATAGCTTGTCTCTCTTCTATTTCTTCTTTAGTAGGTATCGTATCACGCTTTTTATTATTTTCTTTTTCTGTTAACCATTCTAAATTTGTCCAATGACAACATTTCTTTCTCTCTTCTGGGTTTTCCAAATTGAATGAATTGGCTGGTTTATTATGATCGAGATTATATTCAGTATCTTTATCTTTTCTAATTGAAAATACAACCATTTTATTAGATGATCTAAACTACATCCTATCAGTTTTATTGTATGTTCATCTTTGATATTTTCATTGAATATTCTTTTTTTGTTAGCACGTAATAATTCAGTTATACGGAATTTTTCATCTTCTCTATATCTTTCCTTTCTCCGATTATTCATAGAATTTCGACACTGTTGGCACATCTTAGTCTTATTGCCATCGATTCCAATAAAATAATCCAAAGGATATTGATAGCTACAATTTGTACATACTTCATTACCCTCTTTTAACTTTCTTATATTCATATCATATCTTTCTTTCATTTTTGTATTGTTATTTGTAATACATTCAATACAAGTAGCATTATCACCTTTAAATTCTTTTAGTTCTTTAGTTTCACGACAATTTCCACAATATCTCTTACTTTCTTTTTCTGATTGTTTTTTTTTGCTAAAGATATTTTTAAATCACGATCTTCATTCATTTTCTTAAGACATGGATTACAAGTTTTATTATCTTTTTCAAATAATTCTATTTCAGCATAATGATAACCATAAGTACAATATTTCATACCATCAGGTGGTTTTTTATTTTTCTTTTCAGATTTACTTTTATTAACAGCATCTCTACAATCTTTACAAGTTTTTAATATTTGACCCTTTACTCCTATAAAATCATTTTCGGGTTTAAGATGTCCTCTGTGAGAACACGCTTTCATTACTACGTTAGATTGACTATCCGTCATCCTTTTATATATATAAAAAGATGTATTCAATTATTTTCATGAATATGTTAAAGTATTCAATTTCACTTCCAGCTTAGCTGTGAAGGATTTTGCCGTTCCACCGGTATTACCTCCTCCGGCTTCAGTACTATTTATTCTTATCTCAAGCGCATCATTTTGGATTATGTCAAACACATAGCTTCGAGATCCACCTCTTATCTCTCCATCAGCAGGGGTGTAGAGAAGAGGGATACCACTCTCCTGAATTTTAAAGTTTGATAACGATACTGAAGATATTCCTCCAGCTCCATTTCTCGTTGCAGTTGCACTGGTGTCACGCCCATTGCCAGAGATAACAACTTTCAAATCAGATGAATATCCAGAACCAGATTTCAATACCGTGATATATTGGATAACGCCACCGACAATAACAGGAGACAATAAAGCTCCATTACCTGTTTTGTCGTCTATAGTTACATTAGTGCTTCCATCAAAGCCACGACCTCCAGTAGTATTCGAATCAACAGCATTTCCATTCAAATACAATTGAGCTTTCATTGGATTTGTAACTGAAGCAGTATGACCAGCATATGTAAGTTCAATCTGTGCTTGAACAGGCTTTCCATTATATACTAAAATTCCATAATTGGCATTAGTATGATCATCTGTATTAGTCGTCCATTTCCCTGAATTTGTTGCAGAAAAAGTAGGCGCGAAATTCTCGGTGAATACATTTACAGGGGTAGATGAAGCTTGTGGAACAGTAACTGTAACTCCAGCAAGTGTATTATTAAATAAAGTAGTAGTCTCGCAAGCAGAAATAGCTTTTAGATTCAATGCTCTTTTCAAACTTGAATCTATTGTAGAATTGATGTAAGGCGCCATGGTTCCGGTTTTTACTTGGTTAAAACTCATCGACATAATAGTTATATATATAAGAGAAATTAGTTCTCAGTGGATGATTTTTTCTTATACTATATATAAAAATAGATGGCACTCGCAAACAGATCTATGTCTGTGTCAGCACCTGGACAAAGAAAAGTATCAACCCAGTCAGCGCCAGTGGCAAGAAATTGGGTTTCTAAAAATAACCAGAACAGAGCAGCTGCTATTAATCATGTACGCGATAGGCAAACTACAAAGTACGCGCAGCTTTCAAATTGCGCAATTGCGGGCAATAGTTACGCGGGAACTAGTGTAACAATGAACACACTTAATGGAGGTACGTACACTTGGCAAAACCTTTTTGCTAAGACCGGAGGACTCGCACCAAATGCTAATAGTGTAACCTATCAGCCAATTAGAATGCCTACAGCATTATTCAGTCTCTCAGGTACTATTCCTGCTTCTGATAAGGAATGGATTGTGTGGAATGGATCTGCACAATTAGTAGAAATTGAGGGAATCGTTAATGTCAAGACTGCTGATGCTACTGCCAGAACTGTATCTTTACAAATTCAAGTAAATGATGCTCCTATTCCGAGCGGTGCTAATCCTACAAATTACACATCACAACTTCCGGGTAATACAGATCCTATTGTAAAAATTGGTAGAGATACATCAGATGCTTCACCTACGGCTTGTCTGAAGGTTAGTCGTAAAACATTTTTAGATTCTGGGCATACTGTTAAGCTAATGATTGTCAGAACAGATGGTACTAACGTCCCACAAGATGTAATTGTTATGAGCGCAAATTTAATGGTTAAAACTATTCCTATGTTTTGATCCATTTTAATTTAAATCGTATATCCTTTTTATTTATTATATATAAAACTATGAGTACTAACACAGTAGGAACTACAAGTATGCAATACAGCTCGTTTACTCAGAGAAGTTGGATCGCTTCGGTTAATAGCAAAAGAGATATTGCTATTGATACATTGAAGAATCAGCTTTCTACAAAATACGCAGAGTTGAGTTGGTCAAGTAATAGCGCAGTAGATTTATCAATCAGCGCTCCTCCTGCTGATCCTGATGCTCCTGCTCAGGATGCTCAATTAAAATTCCCTTTCTCTGTTGCTGGAATTACGCCAGTAGTTGATGCCAACGGTTTATTCACAAATGGATGCGCTTCAGTGTACACACCTCCAGGATCTGATGTCCATTTTGATTTCGTTCAAAATTCTGACGGACAAACAGCTGGATATGAGAACATCAGATATCTCAGCTCAGTCCCTCAATTATGTGAAATCGAGCTTGAGGTAGTCTTAGCTTCAGGATCAACCGTCGCACCTCACACACTTTTTGCTTCTATTTACACAAATGGAAAAGCCGACAACGACGCTGTCGGTAACACGTTACCTGGAACATTTGTAAGAACCGTTGTAAATACCGATAGTGATGTAGCCGAGGCTATGTCTGCTACTGCTTTATTCAAGCACAGAATGGTATTATCTCAGAATAATAAGGTAAAGGCTATTGTATGGAAATCTGATTCAAACAATGGTAGCAGTGTTGAATGCTTCGGATGTCGTCTGTCTGTTAAGACACTTCCTTGAAATATTTTTAATTAAATAATAATATATAAATATATATAATGACAGACGAAGAACGTGTAGAACCTATTTTCGATAATCCGGAAAGAAAAGGAGGTATAGATAATTATCAATCAATGGAATTATCTACAGCAAGACGTCTTAAAAAGAGAGATTTAGACGAAGAATCTGATACAAGTTGGACAGAGGATATTGAAGAATATATTAAAACTATTTTGAAAAAATGTCAAGACGCTGAAGAGGCTCATAATGGATGTGGATATTCTATGAAAACGAAACATGCCTTTTATGCATTTCCTGCTATGTTAATACCTACTATATCTGCTCCAGTAATGGGAACTTTTAAAGATGATGAATGGGCTCCATATTTTGGAATGTCCGCAATGGTTGCTACTGCTATCTTTTCTGGATTTTCAAACTTTTTCAACTACGGCTCAAAGAGCCAAATGCATTTTAACTTTGCTGGTAGATATGGAGATATCGTTACTGATATTGAAGAAACTCTACACAAAAAACACGATAGAAGAATCTCGGCACACGTCGCTATGCGGACATATAAAATGAAGATGGATTCATTAAATTTATCAGCTCCAGAAACTTGATTTTTAGTCTAATTTATAGTCACTTCTTTTTTTTATATTTATTAAAAAAAATAATTAAATTGAATTATATTATAAGTATATATGTATAATCATAGTGTAGATATGATGAAAACTATGTGGAAGTGTAATGTTAAAGGTAAAAAATTTACCGGAGAAAAGAAACATTGTGGATCAGAAGGTCAATGGTTAGAAGATCTTTTTGGAATTTCTCCAAATAGTAATAATGATGCCGATCTTAGAGGTTATGAAATAAAGAAAGAGTCTGACAAAATAACATTTGGAGATTGGAGTGCATTAGAATATCTATTTACAAAAAAGAAAAGGTTTACTTCTAATTATATGACAAAAAATATGTTTATAGAAACATTTGGTACTTTTAAGGACGATAAGAAAAGATATTCATGGTCTGGAAAATGTTTCCCTACATATGGAATTTGGAATTATTGCGGACAAATAATAGAATTTGATGAAGATAATAATTTATGTATTTATTATTCGTATGAAAAAGATAAGAGACCAAAAAAGAACGAGTTTCCTACATTCTTAAAAAAAGAAAAGAAAATTTTAATTGCTATATGGACATATGGAAAATTAGAAAAACACGTAAATAAAAAGTTTAATAAAAAAGGATTTATTATATGTAAAAAGGATAATTCTGATGTATACAACAGTATTTGCTTTGGATCTCCTCTTGATGTAAATTTGTTTTTTGAAGGTATCAAAAAACAAAAAATATATCTTGATAGTGGTATGTATCAAGGAAATAATAGAAATTACTCACAATTTAGAGCTAATAAAGATTTTTGGAATAGTTTAATTATTGAAGAGTACTTTTAATATAATTACCCAAATGATATGCAAATCTAGAGGCAACAGCATTTCCTATTTGCATAATAATATTTTTGTTTGATCCTTCGATAATGTAATCATCTGGGAATGATTGTATCTTTTTTAGTTCCGTAATAGTTAATCTTCTGATTTCGTCGTCGTTGTATTTAACGAGAGCATCATATCCATCTTTCCAATATCTCGCAGAAATAGTATAAGAAGGCTTCGATAAATTTAAGAATTGAGCACCAAATCCTTTACCTTCTTCCTTTGATTTTTTATGTTTATTTTTTATTCCAGTTATAGCTAATTCACTTAAATAATATTTATTTTCTATATCTTCCTTTTTTGTTAAAACACTACCAACTGAAGGTCTATTATCTTTTGTAAGTATAGGCTTTGGTTCAGTGGGTACAATATTTAAATCTTTTCTTATACCTATTATAATTGTACGTCTTCTATTTTGAGGTACTTCAAAATCACTTGCATATAATTTTGTGATAATACAATTATAATTTTCATTTAAATGTGACATTATAATATCTATAACCTTTTCTCCATCTGTTGTTTTTTTAGATAAAATACCTATAACATTCTCCATTATGAATAACTTAGGATTAAAATATGTAAGATATTTAACATATTCCATAAATAATGAATTCCTAGGATCATTTTTATCTCTTTTACCGGCCATTGAAAACGATTGACAAGGTGGCCCTCCAACCAATATATCAACACCTTTTTTATCTATATTATAATCTTTACATAAACTTTCAGGGGAATACTTTGTTAAATCTTTACATATTGCATTATGAGTAAAATTTTTACTATAGCTATTAATAGCTACATCCCATATATCTATACCGGCAATTACATTTAATCCAGCATCGACTAATCCTTTAGATAATCCACCACAGCCACAGAATAGATCTAGTACATTTAAAGTAATTTCTTTTTGTTTAACCTTTTTAGAAACTTTTACTTTTGATTCATCCAGAATGTTCTTTATATTTTCAATATCAGTGTTGGGCAAACATAATGTTTTTCTTTTTTTATGCTGATCGTAGTGAGATTTTTGATCAAATTCTTTATTACATATCTCACACATATAAGTAGTTTTTGTAGTCTTAGGCATTATATATAATATAAAAATATGAATTCAATTATTTTTTAAATAACCAAAGAATAGTTATTTAAAATAATTGATTTATTCTTATCTTGGTATAATCGGATTTAATTTATACAATTTTCCTAAATACGTAACCGGATTAACGGGTATTGTACTTGGATATGTAGCTGGAGTATGAGGTTGTGTTGCCATATATATTTGATTATTTACGCTATAATTAACGAGATCTCCGCGAACGTATTCATTATTTGTATTCCAAGCAGGAATACTTGCTCTGTAAAGAGTATATACTTCATTTTTGTGTGCCATATACGGGTCTCTAGGAGGAGGCATATATTTCTTTAAATTTTTTGCTGCCACTATAGCTTTAGAAGCAGTATTAACGGCATCAAATGCTATCTTTAAATTCTCGTCAGATACATTAGCTTGATAATATAACCAAGTAGTTTGGGCGTTTTTTCTTTCTACTTGAGCAATTTCTATAACACTACTTGCTGCTCTTCTTGCTTTTGTCAATTGTTGGTTTCTATTATCAATTGATTGATTATTTAAAAAGTTCTTTCTATCTCTGCTATCGTATAAAGTTGGTTCTGGTAGATTGAATTCTTCTTTGACTACAACAGGCTTTACATATTCAGCTTCTTTTAAAAATGCTAAATAACGAGGATCGGGAGGCTGTTGTGTATTATACCCACTACCTACATCAATGATCTGGAATCCTACAACAAAACCATTGTCAGTGTGGCATAGAGCTTTTGCTCCTGAACCTCCTCCTCCTGTGATTACAACAGAAACATAATTAGAACCATTATCTGTTACAGTGTAATCTGTAACTTTAAAATCTGTTACTGTAGCAGTGGCTTCTGCATCCTCACCTCCTCCTCCAGCGATTGTTACTGTAGGAACTTCAGTATAATCCTGTCCTTCAAATATAACTGTAATATCTGTAATAGTCCCACCTTCGATTACAGGAGATGCTAATGCACCGAAAGCATCAATTCCTCCTCCCGTAATTGTAACTGTAGCCGGACTATCAGGATATCCACTTCCTGGATTTAATATTTCAATTCCGACAAGTTTTCCATCCCATGAAATAACAGGCTTAAGTAAAGCATCAGATCCTGTAGTAGAACTGATTGTTATTACAGGAAGTACTGGTGGTCCGG